CCACTTGTTGCGTCTGAATCTGGAGCGCCTGTATTGTCGTAGATACGATCAATAGCATTTCTTTCAACTAGGTCATAGAAAACCTTTGAGTGCATTGCAATGGCTGTTAACTTACCACCTTGATCTCCTAGTAAAGCTTGTGCTTTAGCAACGTGTCTTGGGCTAAGAACAGTTGGAGTATCACCTGATTCAGAATCAATCGTTAAATCAAACAAAGCTGAACTACTAGAGTTAGCGTTAATAGAACCAAATGCACCAGTTAAGCAAGAATATAAATCCTTCTGCTTTTGGTTGTTGACGTATGCCGCCATCTTCTGAGCAATAGCAGCCATTGGATCAACACCGCCACCAACGGCTAGAGCAGCTAAGTCACGTGAACTGAAGGCACGACCTCTATGAAGTACAGCTGCAATTTGGTTATCAGCTGTAATTTTTGCTGGTGTTAATGATGTTGAGTCTGTTAAAACTTCAAAATCTCCAGTTAAGTTAGCTTTGTAGAAAGGTATCTTTACAAAGTCTCCGCCTCTTTCTGCGGATAGATTCAATTCTGCCAAAGGTTGTACTACCCCACTCTGTAGGAAGCTGTCAGTTTGAGTTGTAGCTTCAATTAAGTAGGGAGTAAACACCTCAGGAATTATTAAATCGCTGCGTAATGTCGCCATTAGAATTTAATAAATATGTTTACTTCGAGGCACAACCTCTGACGTAGCACAACCACGTTGTTACTATACTAACCGTTAACTGCGTTTTTGAGCATATTATATTTATTTATGTCTGTACGATATAACCTTGCTTGCTCAGTCAGATTAAAAGAATCTTTGGCAAATGGATTATTTTCACCGCTAGTTACAAACTCTGTTTGAACTTTAGTAGTGGTTGCCCCGCCTCCCTGCGGTCTTGGATTCTTTTGTACCCAAGCTGGCATTTTATTCATCGCCCATTCTTTTACAGGTGTTCTGTTATAGCCATCTACTACAACAACAGTCCCATCTGTTTCTCTAGCTAATTGGTCTTTGTCAATGCGTGACAAAACATATTGTGGGTCGTGAACAACATCAGCTAGTGCTGTTACCGCTGGTGCTTCTACCTCAAGCTGTCTTTGCCTGCTTTCTAGCTCTTGGATTCTTTTATTCTTAGCCTCTTCAGCGTCTCGGTACTGTTGAGCCTGTTTTGCAATAGCCTCATCATATCTGCCTTTGGCCTCTAGCTCTTCTTGCTCTTTTTTTTGTTTGTATGCAATAAGTGCATCTACATCAACATCTGGTGGTACAGCTTTTGCTGCTTCCTTTGCTTTTTTGTAATCGTCTAAGATTTCTCTATTACTTTTTCTGAGAGCTTCAACTTCTGCCATTAACGCTGCTGTATCAACAGGTGGATTTGGTTTGATTGGTTCGTCAGCCATAAATAAAAAATTTACAATTATTCACAATACTAGCTCCACTTCGTGCGGTCTGCCCAAAAAGCTGCTGACATTTTACCTTTGGCAATATTTTTAGCGTGTCTAGCCTTAAAACTTTTACGTTTTGCCTTATCTGCGTCTGATTCTCCTTTTCTAGGTGGCTTAGTTTTTGCACCTTGCATACCAAACCTAATTAATTTTATCTTGTCCCCTTCTTTAGCTAGTACAACATGAGACTTTGTAGGGTGTGATGGTGTTCTTTTGGGTTTGTTGAAACCAGCAAGTCCAAACCTTTTAAGTCTAGGGTCACTCATTTACCTTTTTTCCTCATTGCTAATTTATGCGCCTCTGTAAATGACATACCCTCTCTCATCTTACGCTTCATAAAATCCATGTGCGCTTTGGTATGACCATGCGCTTTTTGATGTTTAGCTAGAGTATTTTTTTGTCTAGTTGTTAGTTTCATTTTTTCTTCCTTAACAAATCAGCGTCTGCTTTTCTTGCACCGCCTTGTCCAGATATAAAGCTATTAACTCTACCCATAGCCCAAGCGCCCATTGGTACATTTCTAGACCCACTAGATAAGTAAGCACCTTGACCGCGCCTATATACAGCAGCAAGCTGTCTATATGTAAATCTTGACTTTTCAGCTTTAGCCCTAAGACTTTTTTCTACGGCTGCGCTTAGTGGTTTTCTTCTTTTTTTTTGTGGAGACATTTTGTTTAGTCCGTGATTTAGAAACAGCTTTTATATCAATATACTCTCCTTTTCTATAGGCCTCGGCTGTACGCTTTATCTCTGCCGCTTTTGCACTTTTATTTCTAGCGCCACTAAGGTAGACCTTCGCAACGCCAGTTTTTTTATCTTTAGGTACTTTGCGGAACTTTCTAGTCACTTTTTAGTTTTTTTCTTAGCTTTTGGCTTAACTTCACAGTTTTCAGCTTTAGGTTTGGAGTCCTCAGACCCTTGAACTTTAAAAATATATCCCATTACTTTTTAGCTCCCTTCTTCTTTTTCTTCTTACCTTTAGGCTTCATTGATCCATAGTGTGAAGGCATAACAATAGTAGTAGCTTTTTCTATATTACTTCTTTTTACGTTTTTTAGCAGACGATAGAGCTATTGCTTGAGCCTGCTTTAAAGTCTTGCCCTCTTTCATTAACAGACGTATGTTAGCTGAAATAGCTTTTTGTGATTTACCTTTTTTTAATGGCATAGTTATCCAAAGTATTTATTAAGTATGTCAAAGTCCTCATCATCTATAGCAGTTACATACAAACCCTCAACTATTTGTTCAAATTTTTTTCTATTACTACCCCTAGTTTTCTGCAATGCATCGTAAATACGTTTCACCACTGATCTGTTTTTAGGAAATTTTCTTGATAGTTCTAACGCTTCAAATGGTGTCATAAGTTTTTCATGGCCTCCTCAAAGGTTTCATCTACCCATTTATACAAGCGTGGTGCATTCTTTTGCAACCCTTCTGGATTAAAAATATATTGTGTGAAAGATTCTGCAAATTGCTCTGCTACATCTTTACGGCTGTATTGAGTTGGATAGGTCATGCCTTTTAAGTTCATAAAACGCCTTCCTAGCTTTGGCATACCAGCTTGGAAATGTACTTGGTGTCCCATTTCATGAACAAAAGTAGAAAACCAATCTATACTTGCGTCCATTGGGTCTGAGTTAGACCATATTTCATCTTCCAATCCTAGTTTTCTTGCCTGTAATCGTCTTTCATATGCAGAACCTTTGATTCCACTTAGTTTGGCATTGTTATTTAATGTGTTGGCAGCACTTTTTTTAATTCTTTTAGCACTAGCTGAACTAATTTTTTTTGCTCCGTCTCTTAATCTGGTATGAACCATTCCAGAGTTCATAATGGTGTAACCATTAGTACTACCACTAGCATTACCAAATAAACTATTCACTACCTTTCTTTGGAAATCTACATCAATAACTCCGCCTTTTTTCAAAATTCTAATATTTCTTTCAAATAACCTTTCATGGCTTCCTATTTTTAAATTTCCGCGACCATTCCACCTTGCTTTCCAATCCTTAACCTCTGAGATCAAATCATCATTAGGAATCTTATCAATAGCTCTAAATCTTTTAATAACAGTTTGATTTGACTTTTCAAAAGCCTCTAAATTTTTTCCATTCAAAAATCTTTGTCTTAAATTAGTAATACTTGCAGTTTTTTCATATTTCATATTGAATTGATTTACTATATTGCCTTTTTTCATAAACGCTCTCATCTTCTTAATATGTTTTTCAGTCAAACCTCCTAAAGTCTCCATTCCGTCTAAGCTATCCTCTGTAAACTCCTGAATATCTCCAAATTTGTTCTTAGTTAGCCAAGTATCAACACCTTCAGTAGACATAGTCGGTGAAGTAATACTTGTTGGTGTCTTAGCTGCAACAACTGCTGGTATTGTTTCTACTGCTTGGGCTACAACTGCTGTTTTGCCATATAACTCTTGTAATCTTTCTAGGGATACTTCTGTACCATCATTACGAATCATTTTACGCAAAGCTGCATGACCTGATCCCTCTTTTTTCGCTAATTTTTTAAATATTCTTACTTTACCTTCACTGCCTAAAGTTTTGACCTGTAATTCTCTATCTGCATCTAGTAACCAATCTCCATATTGTGTGTCTTGTGGTACTCTGCCAGTTTTTGATGGTCTAGTATCAAGTCTAGTGGTCGGTGGTTTTTCTAAATCAGGGTATTTTTTTTGTAATCCATCAAAATCAACAACAGGAACAGTAGTAGACCTACAATTAAAATGCTGTGGTGGCAAGACTCCCTTGTTGTATTCAAATTTTTGACCATCTAGCCTTTGACAAATAGCACTTGTTCTACTATCTAGAGTTGCAACATATTGGTATTTTGGAGAGACTTTTTTGTTGGCAGCATAAACAGATTGAGAAGCCTGATTTGTAACCTGATTAACAGATGTCCTTACAATGGTTTGAATCTGATGGCTTGCTACTTTTATTGCGTCACCACCAGCGGCAGCGGCTTGTCTGGCAGT